GCATCCAAGATCCCCATTCTTACCTTGTTAGCCAGTTCTTTGCTAAGATTTCTTGAGTCCTCATACATCTGATCTCTGGCAAGCGTATTCTGCCCGTCGAATCGGCCTGTAATACCCGCTTCCGCTAATGACTCAGCCTGCTGCGCTCCGCGCACCCCCTCTTCAAAGCGTTCTCGCGTTGTCGGCTCCGTGATGGTAAGCCCGCGAGCGAGGTTTCTGTCAGCTACGTCTTGCTGTAACATCGCATCGCTGCGAGCCATGTCGGCAGCCGACTGATACTGCGGTGCCAGCACCCGCGCCTGCTCTAACTGGCGATCTGCGCGACCAAACTGCGCGTCAATGTCTTGTCCTCTGCCCTCAAGCGATCTTGCTCCACGTAGGAAGCCGCTAATATCAGCTTCGCGCTCTATGGCTTGCTGATTGGCGATCTGTGCTTCCAGCGACATGCCTTCTTGTCGCTCTATGGCCCTTTGTTGGGCATCTCGCGCTGCCAGTGTATCTTGCCCGCCAAGGCGGCCTATCATTTCGCCGCCCCTCATGTAACGATCACTGCCTAATTGCGCCAATTGCATTGCCGCTTCAAGTCGAGGATCATTTTGCTGTCGAGTGGCTTGGTCAGCTAATATATCGGAGTAAGTGCGTCCGTATCCAGACCGCAATTCTCCCAATACGTCTGCCGTATCGCCACCCCCTCGCAATACCCCATACCGCTGAAGGTCTTCTACTGTCTGAGCTTCATCTCTGGCTTGCTTGGCTGCAACATCTGCCATCTGCGCCGATGTAACAGCGTCCATGCCGCCTTGCCCTGCTAAATTTTGGCGCAAGGCATCCAACATAAAGTTTTGTAAATCGGTTTCGTATTTAAAGTATTCGGGGTCGTATTCTACATCACCCGTTGCAAGCATATTAGGTGCTGCAAAGTTCGTTTCTATAGATGGGCCGCCTGTTGGGGCTGCCGCTTCTGCTATCTGTATATTAAGATTTGGATCGGCTACCTTGAGGCCGGGCAACCCTTGTCGGGTGCGGGCAGCCGCTTCCTCTGCGCTGCTTATAAGCTCGCGCTGCGTGTCCATCTGCTGCTGTCGCAATTCAAGGTCAGTAACGCCCCCTACAGCTTGCGCTGCGGCTTGGGACGGGCCAGCACCTTGAAATGTTATACCGGGCTGCTCTCTTGTTACTTCTACCTGCGGTTGTGCCGATGGACCCGTTGATGCACCCTGTGGGGCAACGAAGTCTTTCATCACCATCGCACGTAGGCTTTCAATATCATTAGGAAGACCCATGCGACCAGCCGCTATTGCTGCATCTTGTAGGTTAAAGTCGGTGCGGCCTTGGCGAGCTAAGTTACGCGCCTTTTCCAACTCGCCTTGGTAGAACTCATTCATGCCCGGATCTATGCCACTGGAAGTTGGCGGGGGCGGGGGTGTTGGTGTCTCAATAACGGTAGAAGCAGGCTCGTCAGTGGAATCATCTGGAGACACAACAAGGGCTGGGTTGCCTTGGCTTGGTGTTGCCGTCTTCGGAACACTAATATTCTTAAAAGCATCGCTGCGGGTAAAGTCCACCGCTTGCGTTGGAAACAGGCTTTGAAACTCATTAAAAGACATACCACCAAAGCCGGGGTTTCTTGCATTCGGATCATCCCCCATAGCCCCAGCAAGGCCCTTGGTGTAGTCGGCAAAAGACGCATTGGGGTTAAAGCCACTATCGCCAACAATTTGCAAGGCTTGAAGCTGGTCATAGCCCGCCGAACCCATAAGGTCTTGGCCCGACAATGCCTTTGAAAGTGTGTCTCTATCGTATTGACCGTATTTCGCCCCTTCTTGTATTTTTCTAAAGCGAGGGTCTTTTTTGTAATCAAATGATCCGTTTGCCATGACCTTTTACTCCACCCCTATAACTTTTCGGCGGCGCATTCGGCCAATAGGCTTGTATTGTAACATTACGCGCCTAAAGGTAAATGGTTCGTCTAAAGCATTGTTGGTATATTTAAGCTGACTCATGTTGTCGTAGCCTATCAAGTCAGTATCTGCGTATAAAGCATCGGTGTTTCCACCCAACTTTGACGTTCCCAGCGTAAACGAGCCAAGACCTGCGCTCAATTCGCCCATCAAGATAGCTTCCGTTGTGCCTGTTATCTTGGGAGACTGCTGTAACACTTGAACGTCATATCCACTATCTTGCGTATCAAAAAAGTGGCGGGCATAGAGCCAACGCAGCCTAACATCGGCCCCCATTGGCGCAGGCGATCCTGTTTCAAATGTAGCTGATATGGCCGAGGTGTCATCTGCGTTTGTCCTGTCATGGGCATAAACAAACCCATCGAAGCCGCCTGCATGAGGCAAGTCATCTACCAAGCCAGAAGCATCTCGCGCCATGTTGGTATAAGGGCCAGACCAACAGTTTAATAACGTGTTATAAACGATTGCGTAGTTATTAGTAGCCTGCGAGGCCCCATAGGGAATAAACCACCACACCTCATTCATGTTGGGATAATATATTCCGTGGCAAAGGCTCAGTTTAGCTGTGTTGAGCTTGTCCCAAAAGCGACTGCCATCTAACGCTTGGCTTATCTTGGTGACTTCATCGCCACCATTCCATGCGTAAAACCCATCAAGCCGAGGAAAAAGCTGTAACCCCGAAGGAATTGTAACAATGCCCCGACCAGAAACCGTGCCAACTGGCGCACGGCGAGAAACTTGATACGGAACAGTAGCATTGCCCGTTGGAGTTAGGGTGTGAACGCCTTCGTCAGTATGAACGGCCAAAGAGTTGCCGATAGGGGCAATGCCTGTAATGTCATAGTCAAAGTTGTAGTAATCGGTCGAACCCCATGTGGTAATATCGCCCGTATTACTTCTCCAAAGCTGGTATTTTGCGCCATCTACATTACCTATCCACAATCTATTGTCCCAATAGGCGATGTGTGCGCCCTTCGTGAATCTACCATCATCATCTAAGGCTGCTATATTGTTCGTGCCGCCTGTCCATGCTATTGCATCGGTGTCTACGCCATTGGTTAGCACCAACGATGATCCAGCCAGCACCCACTCCCACACATTGTCATTTCCAGCAGTAATAGTTGCACTGCCCGTTCGATCCGTCCCGGTGCCGCCTGTGATGTCAAAAAACTTGTTACCCGATATTGCAAAAGTCTTTTCTGCGCCCGCCAATGTCACTTGGCCAACGGCTGTTACAGTAGCACCGCTATTAAGAGCCGAGCTATTGAACTTAGAAAACCCTTTTCGCTTCTCTACTTGCCCCGCCTGCCCAACTCGGCAGTTGCTCATTGAATACAATGCGTCGATTCCCATGTCTTCAGTAGGGAGGTCGTATCTAACTCCTTTCGACCAAGGTCCGTATTGCACCGAGCTTGCGTTGATAGGCATTAGGAAAGGCTGCCTTCCAATGGCTTGAAGTCAAAAGCACCACCATTTGTATTGTCGCGGCGGCGCATCCGATAAGACCGATTGCCTTGAACTGTAGTGTTTTGTAACAGCCCCCGCTGGATGATTCGTTCCATCTCCGCTTTGTCTACCATAGACCCTTGGTCATCCCCTTTTTCTTGTTTATATAGCGCACTTACTCCAAAAACAAGTGCTGGCTGTAACAAGGGGTGGACATATGGGTCGAGCGAGTTGCTATCGTCATCAGAAGAAAAGTCTGGAACGAAGCCATAATAGCGGTATTTAATTACATCCGTGCTGTTGTCGGGCTTGGGGTATAGGGCAACGCTAATGTAACCCGTAGATGAGTTGATACCGTCAATGCTAACGTAACGAGGATCGCCTGTTTCAGAGTGATCCGGGTCATTAGAGTCTAAGTCTTGGCTGCTCCAGATAACCAACACATGATCTTCGGTGCTGTTTCTAAAAGAAAGAGGCTCGGCCACATCCGCAGCAAGGCTGTAACTGCGTTGGCTGCTAACGCAAGTAAAGCTACTCTCTTTAAATAGCCAAAACCACTTTGCCCTTGAGGCAAGGTCCTTAGTTGCAAGGTTTAAATACGATCTTGCACCATCTTTGAAGGTTGTCGAAGTAGTAGATAGGCCAACCCGGCGAAGCGCAAGCTGTATTACTTCAATATTAGTCAATGTAGGTCTACCCAGCTTCCATTAGCCCGAACTTGCAGCTTATTGGTTGTAGAATTGTATATTATTATGCCATTTGCAACATTGGCCAACGCATCTCGCTGAGTGCCAGTGAGTTGGGGTGCGCCGAGCGCGTTAAACTGCGTCCCGTCACCCCTATACCCAGCAGCAAAGACGTTCCCATTTACGGTTAGATCGCCATGAACGGGGTCTGCCATGTTACATCGTTGCTTCCGAAGCTATTTGGTCGAGATCATATTCGCTTAAATTGTTACCGTTTCCTTCAATCCACCTATTTCTCCAGATGTCAACAGCCTCTTGACCCCGCTCAGTAATACGACTCGGAGGATCGGGAACAAATCCATCAACATGAGACACCTCGCCAAACGCCTTGACCGTATTGCGAACCTGTTGGTTGTTCATCGGTCTTTTCTTAGCGCGAGCATGGGTCTTGTTGAGGTCCAATCGCACACGAATCTTTTCTTTTACGTCATCGCTTGCATTGGCAATTACTTCCGCAATTTGATCGGCTGTAACACTTACAGTAGGGGGAG